TTTTTTTTTTTTTTTATAAAATTATTTCAAACGGGTGAAGATGATGATGGGGATTTTGATTGGACTTACCTGATGAATATTCACCTCCCTTACCGCTTGATTTATTAGAACAAAATATCTATAATGTAATTATGTGCAACAAAGGGGTACCACTATGAATTTTTTACGTTATGACCTGCCCGATTCTTCAGTATTAGTTGTCAGATTTTTCAGCACTTTTTCTATTGCTGAGTTGTATATCGCTTTGCCTTCCGGTGAATTGTCTGCAATTCCTAAGGTGGAGATTTTATCACGAGCGGATTTCAATGCTTCGATGATTTCAGGTGGAAACCCGAAAAATGGGGCCCTTTCTTCTGGGGCTGGCAAATCGTAGTTCAAAATCTCGAGAATTTCGTAGTCTTGGAGTATATCAGCCACGTACCTTGCGGTATGGTAGCTCATCGATGTGCGCGTACCTTCCAAAATTTGACTGAGATATGATCTAGAAAATTTTAATAATCTTGAAAAAGATGCCAGAGACATTAAGCCATGTTTTTTCTGGTATTCAAGATAATTACGTTCGAAATAATCTGCAAGTCTTCCCTTTGAAGTCACAAAGTTAATATACTCAATTTTTTTAATCATTGAAATACCCTATTGACAAATGTTGACAATGTTATATAATGTTAACTAAGTAAACATATATACACAAAGTTACAGATATTATGAGCGAAATAAACCAAAAATTATGTGGTGTCATCAGAGTCGATCCTGAAACTGAAAGATACATCATTGCCAAGGCAAAAGCTGAAATGCGGTCCAAGGTTAGTGTCATTCGCCAGTGGGTTGCTGAAGAAAAGGCTAAGGAAGGCAAGCGACTGGTCGCTGTTCAGGGCGCCGATGGTATTTTGAGAGCCGATCCGAATTTCAAATGATTTCATAGCATTACCTTACCGTTTTTTTTATTCTGTAATTTCAAAAAGGCGAGCACTGGTGAACAATGAGCGATTATCGGGAAGATTCGGGAGTGAAACGGGGAGAAATGGCAACAAAACCTTTAGTTCCGGTCAATGAAATCCCGCGAAACAGCAAAGCAGCCGAGTTTGTGCGACTGGCTGCAGAACAACTGCTGGTTTTGACCGGCCTGATCTCAAAGGCAGCTTCATGCCTGAAGGACCCTGACGAAGCTCTTCCCAAACTGCTTGAAATCCAGCGCGGGGTGAACGAAGTCAAACTGCTTTTAGGTGTGACACGCATCCCGGCGCAGGAAATCGACCGGTTGGATGGAGAAGCGAGTTTCGTGTTCCGTGCGTACGAAAAGATGGACGACGTGCTGGTGGAGATCAGCGATCTCTCGCTGAACCTGGAGCATCCGTTCAAGCGGACTGCTTTTTTGCTCGAGGCGCAGCGGGCGGTGAATGACGCGATTGTGCTGCTGCAGTCGACCGGCGTGACGAAGATCCGCGAAGAGGCGATTTACGAGAACGCGATGGCGGCAACACAATGACAAGGCAATTCGCCGGTGAAGTAACCGGCTTATTTACTGGTAAAGCAACACCCGGTGATCCGGCGAGTTGCAATCCCTGGGCGCTCGACAGACTGACATGCCCCCCTCATGCTGGCCTGGTCGTGGGTCGAACCTGAAGCGTCCACTATACCCAATTTTGAGGATAAGGGTTGGCATTACCGTGAGGTGTAGAGCGTAGCTCTTCAAACAACCCGACCATCACCTGATTTTTGCGGGAGACGTGTGGAGACGGTAATCCGGATAGTGTAACCGGGAGAACTTTTACAACTGAATAGGCAAGACCTGGTGGTGTCTCCAGCATTTATGCGGAAATATCGGCGTGAAGGAGCAGCTCTCCGGAGAGGGAAGTTAGCCGAGCCGCCAGTTTGATGCACCAGTCATGAGCTCCAGGTAAGAAGTGAGAAAAGTGCTCCAGACTGGTGGAACCAAATTCTAGTTGATTCGTGACTGGTAAATAGGAGATCGACGGCTTCGACGATCAACTGCATAGGAATGCAAACTATATTCACGGGTTGAGCCTACCTAACGAAAACCGCCGGATGACGTAACCGGCACCTCGGGCGGGATCGGCACACGTGTCCCCCCTCACGTGTGCGGGATCTTCCTCGGTCGAGTCGAGGCCGTCCACCATGAAAGACACGGTCGATGAGGTGAGTATGAGAGGAATCACAAAAACAGAAATGCAGGTTGTTTTCGTGCCTTGCCCGCCGGAGCGCCGGCTGGCACTAAAAGCTGGAATCAACGAGTTGTTTACCTGGCTGGAAGAGCTGGGTGAACAACAGCCTGCACAACCTGGTCAAACCATAGAAAGGATCTGCGATGAATATTCTAACGATTGAACCGTTGGCGCCGATGAAAGTGAATGTTTACGAGTTGCGCGAACGCCTGGAAAAGTTGTTGGGTGAACTGGCTGTTGCGCGTTCTGAGCACAGCTGGGCGAGCGCACTTGAAAGCAAGACCTGCACCGAGATGCAGCAGAGTGACACCTTCAAAGCGCACGTGGCAGCACTGGCGGAAATGATAGAGAAGGCTGACCTGGTGCAGGATCTGACCGAGCAGATCTGCGAGATTGCCACCAGGCTTGATCTTTCCGGCGAGAACCCGCATCGCAAGGTTTCTGTTTCGGTAGAAATTCGGATGCGCTACCGCCACGACGAGGCGGTAGCCTGGGCTATCGAGCGCCACCCGGAACTGTTGACCTTCAACAAAATCAAACTTGAGCGAGCAATGTTAGAAGAGCGGCCGGAATTTGTTTCATTTCTGGAGGTGCCTTCAGCGCAGATCGACAACGATTTGTTTGAGTACCTTCCTGCTGAAATCAAAGACCCGTTGAAAGACGCGGTTATTCAATAGCATTTTTCCTCCTTATGGTGCCCGCCCTGGTTCCTCTCCTTTCCAGGGCGGGCTGGTGGAGAGATAGTGATGACTGAAACAATCCCACTCAATATTGGAAGCGAAGCCCACAGGTTGGCCAGCATGATGGATGAGGAATCACAGCGGCTAGAAAAATCGGTCTTGCTCATCCTGAGCTTTCACGTTGGCCGCAAGAATTCGATCAGCGGGGCACGGCTGCTGTTTGAATTACAGTGTCAGGGCTTCAAGATCAACGAAACCCGTTATTTTCGTGAAGCGATCAACAACCTGCGCAAGCAAGGGTTTCCCATTGGATCCACTGGAGGAACTAAGGGCGGGTATTGGATGTGCTCCGGCTGGGAAGAACTGCAACCCATGCTGCAGGTCCAATTTCACGATTTTGCGATGGATCTGCTTGAGCAGGAAAAAGCAATGCGCAAGGGAGCGGCCCGAATGTGGGGACCGCAAATCAGTATTGTTCAATGAGGAATCCATGACAGAAATTCAAAAGACGGTTGTCGTCAAACGCGGCAGTCAATTGTGCACCGAAGTTTATGGAGTTTACCGGTCGAAGCGGTTGCTTCTTCCTGTTGTCGGGGAGGAATTACGCATAGTCAATATCGCGACCAGAGAGGAATTGCCAGGGGTCATCATTGGAGTACATCCAGAGACGAATACCTACGACATTCGGTTTTTGAACGCCGAACACGGGCTGGAGGAATAATGGCCGTCAAAAAAGGGCGCATGATCGATCCTGAAATCTGGGAGGATGATTTCTTCCTGGAACTTTCCATTTTTGAGCGGCTGGTGTGGGTGGGGCTGCTGACTGGAGAGCCAGATGACCAGGGCAGATTTCAGGATAACGTGAGATTGATCAAATCACACCTGTTCCCGGGTGACGATATCGATTTGAAAATGATTCAAATAGCACTTGAGAAATTCGCGGCGGCCGGCAAGATCGTACGTTACGAAAAGGACGGAAAAAATCTCATCCAGATCAGGCACTGGTGGAGATATCAAACCATGCGCTGGGCGGGGCCGTCTAAGTACGCGGCGCCGGAAGGCTGGATTGACAGGGAACATTATCACGGTCCAGGGCGGGAGATCATTGAACGCAACTGGAAATCGTTGGGCGGGTTTGTAAATGACTGTACAGCGATAAGTACAGAGGTCTGTACAGAGACAAGTACAGTGATGAGTAAAGCTGTCATTAGTTGCCAAGATGTAGATGATGATGATGATGTAAATGATGATGAAAATGAAAATGATGATGTTGATGTTCCGGCGACAGGCGCCGGCGACGACAACAACGCTGGAAATTCCTGGGTAAGACAGGACGTAATCACCCAGTTCGAGCAAATTTCAAAGCTGACCGCCCCCATCAACCAGTCCAAGATCATGGATCAGTGGTTCAAGGCACTGGCCAGGTTGATTGACATGGGTGTCACGCCTGAAATTATGCGTCAGGCGTGTGAAGAGCTGACGGCAAAGAAATACCGAATTGCGGGACCGTGGAGCATTGAGAAGCCTTGCCAGATGATCCTGGCAGAGCGTAAGCGAGAGACGATCCCAAAAAACGCACGTAAACGGGATTCTGAAGGGAAATTTGCGGAGTTTATCAATCACTGAGGAGGAATGATGATCGCGAAATATCAGGAAAAAAATACGTTTCTTTTTCCGCCGAATCTGATACCAGAAAGGCCGGCAGTGCAGGTGAAACGCGGAGATCTGATTCAGATCCGCGGGAGGAAAGACCTGGGGAAAGGAATGGTGGTTGATCTAGAACCGGATGGACGGCTGGTGAAATGCAGATTCTATGGCCGTGATGGGTGGTGGAGCAAGTTTGACCTGATTAAGGTTTAGGTGATGGATGATCAAGGGTAAAACAACCATTCTAACGATGGAACAACGTGAGCAATACCGTGCCGATTTTAAAGCGTTCGGGCACGATGAGGCGATTCGTATTTTGCGGATGAGAATTGTGTCGAAGCTGGGGCACGCATGGTTCCAGGCGAACCGCGGGAAGATCGCGGCGGAAGTGGCTGAAATCGAAAGCCGGTGCACGCCGGCGAGGGAAAAGGAGGGACTGGTAGAGTCGAGGAATTGATTTTCAGTTGATCTATTGGTTTGAGTCTTTTTGTTCAAACGGAGGAAAAAAATGAAAAAAGTTGTGGCATTTGCGAAGATTGCAGTTGTAATCCTTTCAGTTGCGTTAGCCGGGACGTATTACCTGGCCGTTCCGCCCGAGCATCAGCTGTTCAAATTCATCGCGATCGCGTGCCTGGTGGCTGCAATCGGGCTGACGTGCTGGACCGGCGGAAGATATTCAGCTGAAGAGAAGTAGAGAGAAAGGGGGACCTCATGAGAACCAAAATTGAATGGGCAGACCGGGTGTGGAACCCGGTGACCGGATGTACGAAAGTCAGCGAAGGATGCCGAAACTGCTACGCTGAACGAATGGCATTGCGTTTCTGGGGCGCGCGAAAGTTTCATGAGGTTCTCTGTCACGAAGAAAAATTGGAAGAACCTCTGCACTGGATGATACCGTCGAGGGTGTTCGTAAATTCGATGAGTGATCTGTTTCACCCGGACGTGACGGATGATTTTATCTGGAACGTGTTCTCGGTGATGGCCCAGGCTGAAAAACACACGTTTATGATCTTGACGAAACGACCGCAGAGAATGAGCGATTTTTTGTGCCAGTGGGAAAACCATTTTCCTGTTGGACGCAATAATTCGGTTTTGCATGATTGGCCGTTGAAAAATGTGTGGCTGGGAGTTTCTGCTGAAAACCAGCAGGCAGCGGATGAGCGGATCCCGTGGTTATTGAAAACGCCGGCAGTTGTTAGGTTCGTCAGCGTTGAGCCCATGCTGGGACCAGTGAATCTAGAACCATATTTCCAATATCCACCATTTCATGAAAATTACAAGATGACATGGGGATTGTCTGAGGCAATTGGTTTGGACTGGGTGATCTGTGGAGGAGAAACTGGTCCAGATGCGAGGCCGATGCACCCGGACTGGGCGCGGGGGCTGCTGGATCAATGTCTGGACGCGGGCGTGCCGTTTTTTTTCAAGCACTGGGGGGAGTGGGTTGCGGAATATCCTCAGGGTCTGTCTCTGGCAAACCGGAAACAGACCTACGCTCATAACAGAACGTTCTATCGAGTTGGAAAAACAATCGCCGGTCGTATGCTGGACGGGCGGGAGTGGAATGAGTTTCCGGTGGAGATGGAATGAGCAAAGTATTAGGTTATCGCTACTCTGTTGAGTGGTCGAATCCGTATAAACCGCCATTAGACGGTCAACCGTTGGTTAAGGCGGAAATGTTTGAGACTGCCAATCAACGGGATGAGCGGATGGCAAGGGGCGAGAAGACGATTCCTGAGAAAATCAGAGCAATGCATCAACCAGGCGATGGTTATTGTGTCTGTTTCCAGGCGATCTGCGAACCGGTGAGGGAGATGAGTCAAGAAAAACTGGCCGTTATCAGAAAAAAACGGTTGGTTCGCAGAATGGAGAAAAAATATCCGTTGTTTGCCCAGGAGATGATCGATCAGGAGATTTCAAGGAACCCGGATTATTATGCCGGGATCACCAGGGATGATTTGCGCGAGGGCAGAGAGTCTGCGGAAAGATTACATAAAGAGTTGATTGAAAGGTTTGAAACGGCGACGAGTGTTTTTTCAGGGGAGGAAAAATGATTGATTATAAAAAAATTTATTTCTTATTTGTTTTTCTTTCGTTTTCGTTAATTGACAGTTTTTGGGTTGCGTTTGCAACCTGCGGTCTAGTATTTGTGATGTTGATTTATGTTGAGCGATATGAAGAAGAAATCCGCGATTGGTTGAGTAAATTGTTTTCACAGTTTCAATCCCGACAGCCCAAACCTGACACAATTTATATTGTGTCGAGCAAGGTTGCGCAGGCGTTACCGTATAGAGCCGATATTTATTCTCCAGATACATCCACTTTTGCTGTAAGGGATACCGATGGAAACATTATTGGTGTTAGGGCCTTGATTTCTATGTATGGCTAAAAAAGGAGGAAAAATGATTTGGAATTACCTTTTTGTCTATCTTGTTCTTGGGTTGATATCGACAATAGGGGGTATGTTCACTCGAACTTTTCAGGGAGGATTGAAACAGCGGGTGTTTTATATTTTGAGTTGTTTGGTTTTGTGGCCGTTCTGGTCAGCGATTGATGTTGTTTTTGAGCTTAGAAGATTTTTTTATAGTGCAAGATGCCCCTGGTGTGGGGAGAGAGTTAATTACAAGGAACCGAAAGAAATCCAATGGCACGTTGAAAGGTGTCAAAAACATCCAATGCTGAATGAAATTGCCAGACTAAATAGGAAGATGGCGATGTATGACAAAATGATATTTATGTGGAGTAGTGGAGAGGATGAACATTCCAAGTAATCAGTGTCAGTACCCTGGTGAAGAACATTTACTCGCTGAAACGACAATGAGCGGCGGGTCGGTGATTTATCAGGATAATCAGCACGGAATTCCTGAGATGATCAGGGTGTGTGAATATCACTATAAATTACACATTTTGAAGTATTGGCCTGAGTCAAGCATTGCAATGTATTTTCGAAAGCAGGATGAAGGAAAGGCTGTTCAGGCCAGTCTGTTGACAGGTTTGGGAGAGTAATGACAGGTCAGGTACTCACTGAACACGCGGAGCAGGCGGAGCTGCTCAGGTGGACGCGGGAGGTGGAGACGCTGAGGGAGTACCCGGAAGTGGAGCTGCTGTTTGCGGTTCCGAATGGGGCGAAATTGCCGTACACGGGGCGCGGGCGCGGAAGGTACAGTAAGGAAGCGATGAATCTGAAACGTGAGGGGTTGAAACCAGGTGTGCCTGATTTGTGTCTTCCGGTGCCGGCTGGGATCTATCACGGGTTGTTTATTGAGTTGAAATCATTGAGGAGGGGCGCGAAGGCAACGGAAGAGCAGCTGTGGTGGATTGAGAAATTACGAGAGCAAGGGTTCAAGGTGGAGATTTGCCGCGGGTTTGAGGCGGCGCGGGATGTGATCACAGGTTATTTGAATCTAAATGATGAGGAGTTGTGATGTTTCAAAAGATTATTGTGGTAGGAAGGCTTGGGCGTGATCCTGAAATGCGGTACACGCCGGCAGGGCAGGCGGTGACGACGTTTTCGCTGGCAACGGACAGGCAGTACACGGGCGAGGACGGGCAGCTGGTGAAGGTGACGACCTGGTTCAAGGTTTCCGCCTGGGGAAAGCAGGCGGAGAACTGTAACAATTATTTAGCAAAGGGCAAGCTGGTGCTGGTGGAAGGGATTTTGAACTGCGACCCGAAGACAGGCGGACCGCGGATCTGGAAGGGGCAGGATGATTTAGCTCATGCCGGGTACGAGATTACGGCCAGCAGTGTGAAATTCCTGAGCCCACACAGCGAGAGCCTGAAAGAGGAGATGATGGCGGGCGAGGAAGTGAACGTGGATCCGGCCGGCGATGATATTCCTTTTTAGAGGTAATGATGATTGGTTATTTTGAAAAAGGCGAAAGTCAGGCCGTGCAGAGAAGCCGGGCTGTGAATGAAATTCGATTCCTCACAGGGGATGAAGCCTGGGGGAAAGTTGTTCAGCGGTTTTCAGGGAGTGAGGAGGAGATCCTGGCCAAGTTGATGATTCAAATGGCACAAGATAGATATGGTGAAGTGGGGGTGTGGTTTTCACCTTCGAATAAGATCAGGCATCATGGAGAGTGGACGGTAAGGGTGCATTATGAGAGTTGGAAAAGCCCGCAGTTGCGGGTTGCATTTGCCAAAGCCTGGTTGTGGCATTTGTGGTGGATGGAGTGGCCGTAAATGGATCAGGTGTCGCTTTCGGCGCGTGAGCAGCAGGTGTTAGAGCTAGTGGTCGAGGGTTTGACCACGCGCGCGATAGCCTACCGACTGGGAGTGAGTGCGCGCCGGGTGAGGAATTTGAGGTACAGCGTGCAGCGCAAACTGGAGGCTGAGACGATGATGACTGCAGTGGCGCGCGCTGTTCAGCTGGGGTTGGTGGATGCGTGGAAGGTGGGGTGACCAAAGTGTCACGTTGATTGTGTGGTTCTGGTTTGGTAGGATGTAAATAGGGTACGTATTTTATTGGTTTTGTTCTTTTACAGTGGAGGAAATCATGGTTGGGAGTTTATCGGTATTGTCGTTACTGGCAGTGATTTTTTTGCTTGCGTTTTTGGTCGAGAGCCTGGTCGAGTTTGCGTTCGGTAAGATTTTTGAGAATTTCCCCAAGATTTCAAAACATAAATGGGCGCTGATGTATATCGCGATGGCGGTGGGTATCATCGGCGCTTTTGTTTATGAGTTTGATTTGTTGTATCTGCTGGGTCAGTTCCTGGGGGTTGAAATTCCGATGACGGTATTTGGGAAGGTGATCACGGGAGCTGCGATTGGCCGAGGGTCAAACTATATCCATGACCTGGTCAATAAATATTTCGTGAAGCCATCAGTTGAATAAGGCGGGCTGCGATGTTCGCCGTTGCCGCGGGTGAGATTGGGGCAATTCCGTTTACAGCCTGGGAGCAGGCTGTGTTCGTGGTTTTGTTGATCGTGGTGATCGTAATTCTGCTGAACTGGCAATCGAGGCAGCAGGGAAGCTGGCAAGAATTCATTCAGAAGCGTGACCAGCAGTGGCAGGACTGGATGAAGGAGACGAACACGGATACGACAAACGCGATGGAGAAGGTTACTGAAGCGCTGGAGAAGTTGAGCAGGAAGATTGATGATCACGATGAGAGGGTGGAGCTGCGTGTTCAGAATGCGGTGAATGATATCAAGGGGATGAGGAAGAAGAGCTGATGAGTCCGATGCGTGCGCTGAAGCCGTGTGTGTATCCTGGCTGTACTGAGTTGGTACAGTCTGGTTCGCTGTGTGCGGTCCACAGGAGGAAGCGAGAGCAGGAGCGCGGGAGTGCGAGTGCGCGCGGGTATGACTATGCATGGCAGAGGGTTAGGGTTGCGTATCTGCAGAAACATCCGCTGTGCTGCGATCCGTTTGGGGATCACGTTGGAGTGCAGGTGAGGGCGGTGCATGTGGATCATGTGGTGGCGAGGTCAAAAGGTGGAACGGACGCGGAGAGCAATCTGCAGGGGTTGTGCAGCCGGTGTCACTCAAAGAAAACGGTGATGTATGACGGCGGGTTTGGGAATGCGGTACGGATGGTCCAAGGGGAGGGGGGTCAAAATGTTTGAAACCTTCCGATATAAACCGTGCGTGGCTCGAATGCAAGAAAAATTCCCCGATCAGAACTGTTAAGGGGATGTGAATGGATGCCGACAAAGCATGTAACAGTGGAGGTGATGACGCAGTCTGGTGGAAAACACTGGACCAAGAAGGAAATCGAGGCGCGAAAACACGCCGAGGAGAGTGGAAAGCGAAAGGTAAAAAAATCGCTTAATCCACCAGCATGGTTGAGCACAGAGGCATTGGCTATTTGGAGAAGAGTAACCTCGTCAGCAAAAGACATGGAACTCCTCGATAACCTCGACACAGAGTTATTGGCGACATATTGCCTGGCAAGCGCAAAGATTAAGGAAATGAGAGACGTGAATGATCTTGATGAAATAAAAGCGCTTCAGGCGTGGGCAAGGATTCAGGCACAAGCAGCAGATAAGTTAGGGTTTACACCCGCAGCAAGAGCAAGACTTGTGAAAAAGAAAGCGGATAAGGTACTTGATAGTTTTGGGAAGAAGTTTGACTAATGAAAAACAGTAAAACCATTCACCCGTGCACGCAATATGCGATTGATGTGACCGAAGGAAAGTATGTTGTCGGTCAGTCTGAGTTATTGGCGTGTAAACGGCACCTTGATGATTTGAAACGTCAGGGTAGCAAGAATTTTCCGTGGGTGTTTGATGAAGAAAAAGCGAATTTGGTTTATGACTTCTTCGGCTATTGTGTGCATGTTGAGGGGGATCCTGAATTGGTTGGAACCCCGATCAAGCTGATACCGTTTCAGAAATTTATGCTTGGGTGTATGTTCGGGTGGGTTCATAAGACCACCGGTTATCGCAGGTTTAAGCAGGCGTATCTTCAGTTTGGCCGGAAGAATGCAAAAACTACCACGTGCAGCGTACTGGCAAATTATGCAATGGTGGGAGATCGTGAAGAGTCACCGAGGGTGTATTGCGCTGCAACCGACAAGGAACAGGCCAGGCTGTTATTTGATAATGCCAAGGTGATGGGTGAAAAGTCGACGGATATTTCGAAGCGTTTGATCTTGAAAAAAGGGAAGATCGAACATCGGGATCGTGGTGGATCGTTCATGCCATTGTCTAAAGACACACGAAACAAGGATGCGCTGAACCCTTCGTTTGTCATCATCGATGAGTATCATGCTCACCCGACCAGTGTGATTTATGATGCAATTTTCTCGGCCAGGGCACACCGGCCGAATATGATGATGGTGATTATTACAACGGCGGGGGTTGATGCTGAAAAATCACCATGCTTCAAGGAGTATCAATACTGTAAATCGATATTGAATGGGACCGTCTCAAATGACAGGTATTTTGTTTATATCTGTGAGTTGGATCCTGATGACGATGAGCACGATCCTAACAACTGGAAGAAAGCTAACCCGCTGATTTCAACTCTCAAGGATGCGTGGCAGGAGTTGAAAGAAGAACACGATATGGCGTTTGATTCGAAAGATCCCGATAAGATCAGGACATTTCGAATTAAGCGTCTCAATAAGTGGGTTTATGACTCGGAATCAAGTTACATGGCCGGGTATCTGGAAAACTGGGATGCCCATGCGATTTTGCCGGTCAATCGATCCACACCTCAGGAACGGAGAGATGCTTTTGCCGCGATGACGCGGGGGATGCCCTGCATTGCTGGGGCAGACCTGGCGAAAAAACTTGATTTAACTGCTGATGGTTTTCTTTTCTACCTTCCGGAAGAAGACAAAATTGCGTTTTGCGCACATGGATTTCTGCCTGAAGCTGCGATTGTCAGGCATGAGCGGTTAGACAAAATCCCTTATCGCGACTGGGCAAATGAGGGGTGGCTGACGTTGACTGAGGGAGAGGTGACGGATTATGACGCAATCGACGATCATCTTTCGAAAGTTGAAGAGGAAAATCAGTGGAAAATTCTTGAATTTACAGCTGATCCATACAATGCGACCTATCTAATGAGCC